ATTATTACAAGAATGAAATCAAGAAAATTATGGAAATGTCTAAGAATACAGAAAAATACATAATTTTTATAGGTATAGATCAATTCGTTGAAGGAGATTCTGGAGTCGAAGAAAGATTTATAGCTGTAGATGGTAGTTGGAAGAAAAAAGTTGAAAAAGAATTTGTAATAGTAATTTATTCTGAAGCTAAAGAAATAAACGATAAGCAAGAATATAGATTTATAACAAATAAACAACCTGGATATAATAAAATATCAGCTAAATCACCAATGGAAATGTTACCTCCAATTATGGATAATAACATTAAAGTAATATTAGATGAAGTTGATAAATATTATGGTTGGGATAAGAAAACAGAAATCAAAAAAACCGATAAATAATGGACATAAACGCAGAGTTAGAGCTCGTAAAAGACTTTGATAATTCAAGTAAATTTATAAATGAACCTGGAGTATTTATAGTTAAGATTAAATCATATCTTCTTTCTGAAAGTAGAAAAGATTATAAGGGTAATCCTTATATTGAATTTGCAGTAGAAACTGAAGATCAAAAAACAAGTAATGTTACTTTTTATTTATTAACAGGAAAAGAATCAGATAAAGCCAGAGAGTTTAAATTAAAAAGACTTAAAGAGTTTTTATCTAATGCTAATGCTGATGATAAATTAAAAGGTGATGAATATTTAAATTCTATTATTGGAAGTAAAATAAAAGCTTTATTCAAAAAATCTGAATACATAGGTAAAGACAAAAACAATTTTAACAAACCTGTTATAAAAGAAATAATTGAATATAGTTTTTCTTCTAAACCAGAAGAAACAATAAAAGGTGTACAATCATATTTTCACACTCCTTTAAGACCTTCTGATATGGAGAAATTTAATCTTCGATTAGCAGAATGGGAATCAGAACATAAACAATCAGCAACGGCTGCCACCAAGGCAGAGCCAGTTGCTGATAAGGGTATGTCTGATGATTCTTTAGGTGATGAAAAAGGTGATGATTTACCATTTTAAGATTAATAAAGGGCACTTCGGTGTCCTTTGTTATTTAAAACATTATGGAATTTATATCTAAAATAGAAAAAGGAAAATTGACTTTCTTAAATGAAGAAAAAGTTAAATCATTTATTTCATCCATAGAAGGTAAAGATGTTGTTATTGACATTAAGAAACATAAAAAAAATCGTTCTAATGCTCAAAATAGATGGTATTGGGGAATTGCTTTAAAAAAAATTACTCAAGATTTATACAATATACAAGGTGAATTATTTACTAAAGAAGAAATACACGCATATCATAAATCTGTTGTTATTGCTTCTAAGTTTAACACTTTGAATGTATTAGGTAAAGAAATTTTAATTTTTAATGATGTATCTACAAAGTCTATGAACACTATACAATTTAATGATTTTAAACAAACAATTCAAAATCATTGGGCTGTAAGAAATATAGATATACCAGATCCTAATGAAGAAAATTTTATTAATCAAATAGGAATTTAAAATGAAAAAGGTAAACAAAACATTAACAAAAATGCAAATTAGTAGGGGAGTTATATTTTCCTCAACTTTAAGCAAAAAAAGAACAGAACAATCGGAAGACCTTACTCATGAAGTTTTAAAATCTCATGAAAATATTAAGGAACGAATAGCTAAATTAGAAAATGATAGTTTTTTTAATGAAAGTCCATATAATTTTAACATAATAAGAAGATGATAGAATTAGTTGAAGTATTAATTTATATGGGATTTACCATTATTATAGTATCATTAATAGTTATTGCTATAAGAAAATCTATTAAAGATGATGAAGAAACACACTAAAATATATACTAAATTTTTTAGCATAGGAGAACAAGATTTTCATCCTTGTGAAATGTGTGGATCTAAAGCTGTAGATGTACATCATATTGAAGCTCGAGGAATGGGTGGAAGTAAGACTAAAGATTATATTGAAAATTTAGCTGGTTTATGTCGTAATTGTCATAATAAAGCTGAGAAATCAAAAGAATTTAATAATCAAGTTAAAAAGAAACATTTAGCATTAGTTGAATTTTATAAAAATTATAAAAAATGAATGAAATGTTAGAAGAATTATATGAAGAGCTGGAGCTTAAATTAGACTGGCTCTTCATAGATTTTGAAGAAAAAATAAATAAGTTATATGAACAATTTCGATAGTAACGAAGAAAAATATATAGATTGGTATTTACAAACATTAGTTAATAATGGTTATGTAGATAAATATGAATTTCATTATAAATCTTATAGTTTATCTAATAAAGTAACATATACCTGGATTAAACCAATGAAGCGTGTAGAAAACAAAAAAATGGAAACTACAGTTTTACACCCTCATTCATATACTCCTGATGTTCATGTTTGGTGGAATGATAGTGCAAAAAATTTATTTTATCAAAATATAGAGGATAACGAAAAAATCACTTCGTTGTTCTTTGCTATTAATAATATTTCAATTTGGGAAATTAAAGGAGATTTTGATTTTAAAAATATGACCAGGTTAGCAACATTAAATATTAAATGGGTAATGAAAGAATATAACGAATACATTCAAATTGTTACACCCAATAAAGTATTTAACGCAACATTTACACCTGAAAGATATTTGTTAACTGATAAAAATTTTACTCCCAGAAAATTAAAATATAAAAATGTCAGAACTATTAGAGAGTTTAAATACAAGGTATCTAAATAGAATATTTTTAACTGATGATTATAATGTAGATGGAATAATTTTCACAAATTATAAAGTCTCTGTAATTAAAAAATGGATTGTTTTATTTAAAAGATCTAAATATTGTACCACAACTTATAATCCTCCTAAAATTGAAAAAATCGATTATAAAGGAATGGATGATGAAGTTAAGAAACTTTTAGAAGATGTAAATATTTCTGAAGATGTAAAAAAAAGATTATGTTTTTTTCCAAAACATTTATCTATACCAAAAGAATCTAAATTTGATTTAATAAAATTTAAAGATTATTTAATTGAAAGAAAATTAGATTGCATTTACATTTCGAGAGAAGATTATGAAAAAGAATTACCTCCTAAAAGAGAAAAATTAATAAAAAGAAAAAAAAGAAAATGGTATTAATACCCAGTAACCAAGCAAAAGACTTTATAAATGAAGTCAAGAAATATGATCCTAATCAAGAAAGATTATTAGATTGGAATGATAAAAAATATTTTAGTGATGTAGATTATATAACAAACTCTATGTTAAAGTATTTAAATGATTCACCAGAACACTTACACGCATATTTAAATTATCCAGCATGGAGACAAGAAAAACAAGCTTATATTGACGGTAGTGCTTTGCATTGCTTTATTTTAGAGCCTGAAGAATTTGATAATAGATTTTGGTTTATTAATGATACAGATATTATAGAAGAAATTGGTGGAGCAAAACCAAGAGCTACTAAAAAATACAAAGAATGGAAAATTGAAATTCAAAACAATAATCTTGACAAACAAGAAATTAGTTATGAATGGTGGTTACATTTAACATTAATAGAAGAAAAACTTAAAGCTATTCCTCAAGTTAATCAATTATTAGCTAATACTAAAAAAGAAAAAGCATATTTTAGAAAACTAAATGGTATAAATTGCAAATGTAAAGTTGATGCAGTTAATATTGGAAATTATATTGTTGATTTAAAAGGTTTTAAAGAAACTCCAAATCCTTATAATTTTCTAAGAAATTTAAAAAAATACAATTTAGATAGACAAGCAGCTTTGTATTGTGATATTTTAGGATTAGATCAATTTTGGTTTATATGTGTAGAAAAAACATATCCATACACTGTAGGTATTTATGAAGTTTCAGCTGAAACATTACAAGCTGGAAGAGAAAAATACGAGTATTTATTAGAAGTACATAAAAATAATTTAAATAATTACGATAAAGAATACGTAAATAATTTTTGTTACTTCGGAACAATTTAATTATGATTATAACATTTGATTTACATAAATTTTCTAAAAAAAGTAAAATCAATAAGAGTAAATTAGCTCGAAAAATTGGTGTATCTCCTCAATTATTACAACATCATTTTAATAAAGGAGATATACCATTTTCGTATATTATTAATATTGCAGATTTTCTGCAAATAAAACCTGAAGAAGTATGTCAAATACTATTGAAAAAGTACATAAAAAAGAAAATGTAGTATCTTATTTTGCAATGCCTGGTCTAAAATTAGACGGTGTTAAATTTATTACAGATATAGTTTGTAAAGAATTTGGAGTTTGTAAAGAAGATGTTATTGATTTAAGATCAAGAAAAAGAGAATTTGCATTTCCAAGACATGTTATGATGTTTATAGCTCAAATAACATTTGAAAAATATACATTAAAACAAATTG